ACTAGAGTTATTCATACGTTGGAAGAAGAAGGCAACCCAAGTTCACGATATGAATGCCAAGATGACCAGCAAACGTATCCAACTAGTCAGGACTCTTGCAATGGCAAGAAAGTTTAGGCAGTACAAGGCTATCTACTTTGTGTACCAATGTGACTTCAGAGGACGGAAGTACACAGTTAATTCCTTCTTGACACCACAAGGCCCGGATTATGCAAAGGCTTTACTTCAGTTTTCAGATGCATTTCCTATTAACAATGATGAACAAAGGGATTACTTTGCTGTACATGGAGCGAATGCTTATGGGTACGACAAGGTATCCTTTATGGATAGAGTTGAGTGGGTAGAGGATAATACTGATATGATTAGACAATCTGCTAAAGACCCACTTAACTTCAGGTGGTGGACTAAAGCAGATGAGCCTTGGACTTTCTTGGCTTGGTGTATGGAGTGGTCAGAGTTTAGTGAAGAGGGGTACGGATTTATGTCCAAACTTCCTGTATGCTTAGATGGGTCTAACAATGGACTCCAACACTTTTCTGCAATGCTCAGAGATACCATAGGTGGAAAGGCTACAAACCTCACACCTGAACCAGTACCACAGGATATTTACCAGATGGTTGCAGATGTAGTAAAAGAGAAGGTACAAGAGGACGCTAAGTCAGGAGAACCATACTCAAAGGAGTGGCTATCCTTTGGAATAGATCGTAAGATCACCAAGAGACCAGTCATGGTAGTACCCTATGGAGGCACAAGATTTAGCTGTAGAGAGTACGTAGAGGATGCTATGAATGAAAGAATTCTCTCTACAAAAGTAAATCCATTTGGAGACCATACTTACGAAGGTTCATTATATCTCTCAAAGCATGTTTGGGAGGCCATTAGTGAAGTAGTTATCAAGGCTCGTGAAGCTATGTCATGGCTACAGGAGATCGGACGAAAGATGGCAAGTAAGAACCTTCCTATAACATGGGAAACACCATCAGGATTTGTGGTTCAACAGATTTACTCAAGCATGAAGGCAAAGAGGATCACCACACACATAGATAACGTACTGATAAAACCTACTATTCTAGAAGAGTCAACTAAGATAGATAGAAGAAGGACAATCAATGGAGTGTCTCCAAACTTTGTACATAGTATGGATGCAACTGCACTCACACTAACTATTAACAGGTGTATAAAGGATGGGATACATGATTATTCTGTGGTGCATGACTCATTTGGGGTACACGCACACTTTGTACCACGATTAGCAGACTCAATTAGAAAATCTTTTGTTGACATGTACTCTAAAACAGATGTACTAGAAGATTTCTATGAAAATGTGGTGGATGTTATTCCAGACTTAGAGGAGCCACCATCAAGAGGAGAACTAGATATAACAGGAGTGCTGGACTCCAAGTATTTCTTCTCGTAGAATATGGACATTCTTGTAATGACCATAACTTTAACAATAACACACACAAAAAAAGGAGTAAAATGGCAGGAAAGTATCAAGTAACACCAGTTGGTGAATTTGAGTATCCTCACATACTGGTTGCAGACACAATGCATAAAGCAGAAGGTCTGTACCACGTAAAACTTATCTTAAAGGATAAGGAAGCAGAGGATTTCCAAGAGATGGTCGATAATGCTCACAATACTTGGAAGGAGAAGTGTCTTTCTGAGAACCCGAAGGGTGGATGGAAAGAATGGCTTCCATACAAGAGTAAGGTGGATGAAGAGGGAATGGAAATAGGTACTATGTTTCATTTCAAACTTAAAGCATCCGGAATAAACTCTAAAACTGGTGACACCTTCACACAGAAACCTGTAGTAGTCGGGCCAAATAAGGCTCCCATTCCTAATAATATAAAAGTAGCGAATGGATCGACAGGTAAAGTGGCTTACGAAATAGCTCCATACCTTCATGGACAATCTTTAGGTCTACAGCTTCGTCTACGTATGGTACAAGTGCTTAACCTTATTGAGTACATACCTAGTGTTGACGCTGGTGATATATTTGAAGTAGAAGATGGTTACGATGCTATCTCAGAAGTGGATACCACCTTTGTAGACGAAGGTGCGGCTTTTGAATCTAGTGAGGAAAAAGCTGGTGACTTTTAGATCTGGACTTGAGCAACGGATAGCGGACAACTTAGCAAAACACAAATGTTCATTTGAGTATGAGCCAATGTCCGTTGCTTATACCATAGATTACAAGTACACACCAGACTTTGTGCTAGACAATGGAATCGTAATTGAAGCAAAAGGGTTCTTCAGGTACGAAGCTCAGAGAAAGTACAGAGCAGTACGTAAAGCACATCCTGAATTAGACATACGATTTGTCTTTTCAAACATTAATAGTAAAGTACAACGCTCTAAACTAACATGTGGTGAGTGGTGTGAGAAACATAACTTTCAATATGCACAAGAGAGTGTACCTATAGAATGGATAGAACATGTCAAGAAGAAAAGAGACTAATTACATAATAATCCATTCCACTAATACGAAACCTAATGTAGACTTGAGTGCAAGAGACATTGACGAGACACACAGAAAAAGAGGACTACTCAAGATTGGTTACCATTGTGTAATAAAAAGAGATGGTACTATTGAGGTGGGTAGACCTTTTAATGAGATTGGAGCACACTTACAAGAGTATGACAGTCAATCTATTGGTATTTGTATCATTGGAGGCTTGAATACTAGAGGTGTAGTAGCTCCAGATTATTCTGCCCAACAACAGAAAGCACTATATGTACTTATCAAAACTTTGACATACATGTACAAGGATGCTAAAGTTATTGGGCATAATAAGTTAGAGAAAACAGACTGTCCTTCATTTGATGTTGAAGAATGGTGGTCAGCTAATTATCAAATTAATTTTAAAGTTAGGGGATTATGAAAAGTGCTAAAGATTATAAAGAAAAACTAGGTCTACCAGATGGTGACGAAGTACGAGAGTTCTACGGATTTCACTATAGGGCAAGTGATGGTTGTATTGGTCTTGAAGATAATATAACTAAGAAAACACAGATGTCTTTTGAGGCTCACTCATTGCAAGCTGTTTTAGATAACTTTCACACATTTTTGAATACTGTAGGGTTCACCTATGTAGGTGATATTACAATAGAAAGTAAGGACGGAGAGAAATGTTGGGGTACTAATGGATCACACGAATGAGGAAAGTGAGTTCTTACAACATGAACCATGCCCTAAGTGTGGGTCACGAGATAACTTAGCACGTTATAGTGATGGTCACGCCTATTGCTTTGGGTGTGAGCATAGAGAAAACACAGGAGGAGAACAGAAAGTAGTAATAAAGAAAGGGGAAAAGAATATGGATTTTGTTGAAGGTGAGATAGCAAATCTTAGTACTAGAGGGATAACCGAAGAGACTTGTAGGAAGTGGGACTACAGAATAGGTGAGGTTGCAGGACAACCAGTTCAAGTTGCAAACTACAAAGATTCTAGTGGTAATCGTGTAGCACAAAAGATTCGCTTTAAGAATAAAGACTTCCACGTTAGAGGTGACATAAAGGAAGCAGGATTATATGGTCAGCACCTCTGGTCAGGAAAAGGTAAGAAAGCTATAGTCTGTGAAGGGGAAATTGATGCTTTATCCGTTTCTCAATCTCAAGGTAACAGGTGGCCTGTATATTCTATCCCAAGTGGGTCAGCAGGAGCCTCAAAAGCTATCCGTAAGAGCATAGAACTACTAAATGGGTACGATGAGGTCATATTTTGTTTTGATAGCGATGAGCCGGGTATTAAAGCTTCTAGAGAGTGTGCTCAAGTTTTACCACCGGGTAAAGCTAAGATAGCAAAGTTACCTTTGAAGGATGCTAATGAGATGCTCAAGAGTGGAAGAGTAAAAGAATTGGTTGATTGTATCTGGCAAGCACAAGTCTATCGACCAGATGGTATTATAAATGGTAAAGACTTGTGGGACATAGTAAGTGCAGAAGATTCTATGGCATCTTGTTCCTATCCATACGAGGGAGTCAACAAAAAGACTCTTGGAATCCGTAAAGGTGAGATAGTTACGATCACAGCAGGAGCAGGTATAGGTAAGTCACAAGTGTGCCGTGAGATTGCTAACCACATACTGAATCAAGAGGAAACAATAGGTTACATTGCACTAGAGGAGTCCAACAAACGTACTGGATTAGGTTTCATGGGCTTACACCTAAATAAACCACTACATCTTGGTACAGTCGAAGTTACAGATGAAGAATTTAAAGACGCATTTGATAACACCCTGAATACTGGTAACATTTACATGTATGACCATTGGGGTTCACTTGGTAGTGACAACCTCTTATCCAAGATTAGGTACATGGTGACTGCATGTGGGTGCGGATACATCATCCTAGATCACATCTCAATAGTAGTATCAGGAATAGAAGAAGGTGACGAGAGAAGAACTATTGATAACCTGATGACTAAGTTACGTGGCCTCGTAGAAGAGGTGAACTGTGGACTCATACTTGTGTCACACCTGAAGAGACCACAAGGTAACAAAGGTCATGAAGATGGAGCACAGACTAGTATGGCACAGTTAAGAGGTTCGGCTTCCATAGGACAACTATCTGATATTGTTATCGGTTGTGAAAGAGACCAACAAGGTGAAGACCCAGATCGTACTACAGTACGAGTGTTGAAGAATAGGTGGACAGGAGAAACAGGTATTGCCTGTAGTTTAGACTACAACCACGAGACAGGTAGACTAACTGAGATACTTTACGAAGAAGATGATCTTCCATTTGAGGACGAAAGCGAACAAGAGTGGACAGGAGAAAGTACTAATTTTTAATTAAGGGGGAATATGAAAAGTTGTGTATTTGATATTGAAACAGATGGACTGATAGAAGAGTTTACTAAAGTACATTGTTTAGTTGTGTACGACATAGAAGAAGATAAGATGTCCTCATTTGTAGGTGACGAAGTAGAGGACGGACTATTTTTCATAAAAAATTTCAGCCGGATTATAGGTCACAACATTATATCCTTTGACCTTCCTATCCTGAAAAAGTTTTTCAAATGGGAACCAGACACCAGTCAAGAAATTGTAGACACACTAGTCATGTCCAAACTGATATATCCTAACAGGGCAGTAAGAGATGCAAAGAATAACTCAATCAGTAAAGATATGTATGGTAGACACTCTCTTAAATCTTGGGGTCAGAGACTAGGACTACATAAGGGAGACTTTACTGACTTCAAAGAGTTCAGTCCTGAGATGGTAATATATTGTGAGAATGATGTCGAGCTTAATCACTTACTTTATCGTAAGCTGACTGAAGCTGACTTTTCTAAAGAGTCTATTAGACTAGAACATGACATCCATAAGATTTGTTTGAAACAGACTGAAAACGGATTCCCTTTTGATCTCAGAAAAGCTTCCAGATTATATGGCATTCTAGCTGAGAAGAGGGGAGTACTCCAGAAGGAACTTAAGGAAGCCTTTGGAAACTGGACAGAATCAGAAACCTTTATTCCAAAAGTTAATAACAAAGCTAGAGGGTACGTCAAAGGAGTTCCCTTTATAAAAGAAAAAGTAATTACGTTTAACCCTAACTCTCGTAAGCATATAGCAAAGAGGCTACATGATATTCATGGATGGAAACCTACAGAGTTTACTCCCACAGAGGAACCTAAGATTGATGAGAGTGTACTAGATAAGTTACCATACCCTGAAGCTAAACTAATGGCAGAGGCATTCAGGGTTAATAAACTAATAGCACAATTATCAGAGGGGAAACATGCATGGCTATATCACGAGAAGGACGGAAAGATACACGGATCAGTTAATACAATGGGTTCAGTCTCAAGTAGATGCTCTCATTCACACCCTAACATCGGTCAAGTACCTAGTGTCGGAGGATTCTATGGAAAAGAATGTAGAGAACTATTTTATGCACCGAAAGGTTTTAGCTTACTCGGTTGTGACGTTTCAGGTCTTGAGATTAGGGTTGTGTCTCATTATCTTGCAACCTTTGATGGCGGTGATTATGCTAAAACTGTTGTTGAAGGAGACATACACGAGGCTAACAGAGTGGCTACTAACCTCCCTACTAGAGATCAAGCTAAAACTTTTATTTACGGACTACTTTATGGGGCTGGAGATGCCAAGCTCGGACAGATTGTTGGCAAGGATGCAAGAGAAGGTAAGAAACTTAAGGACTTATTTTTTAAGAAGGTTCCGGCATTCAAAAAACTAAGACAAAAGGTATTCAGCAAAGCTGAAAGAGGATTCCTATTCGGACTTGATGGTAGAAAAGTACCAGTCAGGTCTGTACACTCATCACTTAACTCGCTATGCCAATCCGCAGGTGCTATTATATGTAAGAAGTGGGTGGTAGAGTTTCATAAGTGTATGGATCATTGGGGATTTAAAGAGGGACAAGACTATGAACAGGTTGCTTTTGTTCATGATGAGATACAAGTACTTGTTAGAAAAGGTATTGAAGACAAGGTGGGTAAGATAGCTATTGACTCAATAACTAAAGCAGGAAACCTTTTAGGTCTGAAAGTACCACTAACAGGAGAGTATAACTTCGGCTCTAATTGGGCTGAAACACACTAAACAAAAGGGGAATATGCAATTACTTATAGACGGAGACATCTTAGTATACAAAAGTTGTCTCGTTGTTGAGAAAGAAGTAGACTGGGGTGATGATGTTTGGACATTACATTGTGATTTCAAGGATGTAAAGAGACTTATCGACAAAGAAATAAAGGAGTTACAAGAGAAAGCAGAGGCAGACTCAGTTATGGTATGCCTGAGTTCACATTTAAACTTTAGAAAAGACATTAACCATGAGTACAAGTCTAAGAGAGTAGGCACAAGAAAACCTGTGTGCTACTTACCTTCTAGAGAATACATATCAGAAGAGTACAATTCTACTATGTCTAAGTGGTTGGAAGCAGACGATCTTCTTGGTATATTATGTACTCAGAATCCTGAAGACACTTGCATAGTATCAGCAGACAAAGATCTACTCACAATTCCGGGTAAGCATTGGGACTTCCAAACAGAACAGGTGTACGACTTGAGTGAGAGTCTTGCAGAGAGAAACTTCTTAATGCAGACACTAACAGGAGACTCAGTAGATGGGTATTCTGGTTGTAGTGGAATAGGTAAGGTCTCCGCTACTAGAATACTGGATGATATAGATAAGAAGGAAAAGAATAGGTGGGCAGGAGTACTAAAGACATACGAGGAAAAAGGATACTCTAAAGAGGACACCATTACACAAGCTAGAATGGCCTACATACTACAAAAGGATCAGTTCAATGGGATAGACAAGTATCCTTCACTTTGGGAACCACCAACAGAGAAATAGAATGAGTAACTACGACCTCGATGAGATAGAAAGAAAAGAATCTCAGAAACAGAGAGAGCAAAGAGTACATGGACTTGATGAACGATATAGTTCGACTGAGGGATTCGGAAGGGATGACCAAGACAACATTAAAAATGTTCTGCGTAACGCTCCAAAGCCTGTTCAACAATGGGATGCACAAACTCAATCCTATGTACAGTTTGGTAGCGATCAAGATAACATACGTTGGTTACATGAGAATGAGGAAGTAACCAATCCTAAACACTATGTAGGACTAGGAATTACACCACTTGAGTACATAACTGCTAACGAGTTGGACTTCTTAGAGGGGAACGTAATTAAGTACGTTACTCGTTACCCACATAAGGGTGGAGTAAATGACCTATTAAAAGCAAGAACATATTTAGAAAAACTAATTGAACGAGAGGTAGAAAAATCATGAGCAATACATTACCAACACAGTACCAACAGTATATTCACCTCTCAAGATACTCACGTTGGGACTACGATAAAAAGAGAAGAGAAACATGGGAAGAGACAGTAGACAGGTACTTCAAGTTCTTTAGAGGACACCTCAAAGAGAACTGTGGATACACAGTAGACAAGAAGGTAGAAAATATACTAAGAAGTGCAGTACTTTCCCTACAAATTATGCCATCAATGAGATGTCTAATGACCGCAGGAGAGGCGTTGGATAAAGAGAATGTAGCAGGTTACAACTGTGCTTACCTACCTATTGACTCCCAAAGATCATTTGATGAGCTACTCTATGTACTCATGAATGGGACTGGTGTCGGATTCTCAGTCGAATACAAGTATACTAGCTTGCTTCCATTTGTACCAGACACCTTACATGAAACAGATTCACTCATAGTTGTTAGGGACTCAAAGTTAGGGTGGGCAAAAGCATTCCGTGAACTGATCTCTCTACTTTACTCAGGTTTGATACCTAAGTGGGACGTAAGTGGAGTTAGGAAAGCCGGTTCACCTCTTAAAACCTTTGGTGGTAGAGCAAGTGGGCCTGAACCTTTAGAAGACCTGTTCAGGTTTGCTGTAAGAACATTTAAGGAAGCAACATCAACCAAACTAACACCATTACAATGTCATGACTTAGTATGTAAGACAGCAGAGGTGGTTGTAGTAGGTGGTGTACGAAGG